ACGTGAGGCCCGAGGACGCCGCGAGGGTCGCTGTGCCGTTCGTCGTGCGCTGCCCGGCGGCCGTGAGCCCGGAGACGGCGGCAAGGGTCGCGGCCCCGTTCGCGGTGCGCTGGCCTGCGGCGGTGAGGGTCGTCGTCCCGGCGAGGGTCGCTGCGCCATTGACGAAGCGGGTACCAGATGCCGTGATCGAGGAGGTGGCCGCGAGCGTCGCTGCGCCCGTGCGCTCGACGACGCCGCTGCACGCGAGGGTCGTGACGGCGGCGAGCGTGGCTGCCGCGAACTTCGTCGCCTGCCCGGCAGCGGTGAGCGTCGTCGCGCCCGCGAGCGTCGCGCTGCCGGTGACGGTCGCGGGGCCGGCCGTGGCGCGCGGCGTGCCGGTGCGGAGGAACGCCATCAGATCCTACCGGGCCGCCAGATCGCCGACCACGGCTTCACTCCGTCGTGGTCGTAGGGGAAGAGGTCGACGCCGGCCGACGGCTTGAACGACGCCGAGCACGCGCACCAGTTCGACGTCTCCGACTTCGACACCGTGGGGTCTTCGGTCGAGGCCGACGAGAGCTTCGTCGCGCAGTAGTTGTAGGCGCTGCTGTACTGCGTCGTCGCGCCGGTCCAGTTCGCCGTGAACGTCGTCGAGGCATCCGACTTCGCGACGAACATGCACAGGTCTTCGCCGCCGCTCAGCGTCAGTTCGGTCGTCGAGAGATCCGTGCCGCCGCCGTAGCCCATCTCCGAGTCCGATACGGGCGTCGTCGCGTCGATCCCGCTGACCTCGAAGACAGCGAGCACGAAGTTGACCGTGCTCCCGTAGCTGACCGTCACCTCATGATCGGTGCGCCCGGTGATGGCGGCCGTCCGCGAGATGACGGTACAGAAGCGCGCGCTGGAGAAGCCGTTCTCTCCAGCCGACGACGTCTCGGTCCACGAGTGCGAGCCGTTGTCGGAGAAGGACGGGGTCGACACGTCGGTCCCCGTCATCGTGGCGGCTGCGATGAGGCGATTCCCCGTCGTCGTCGCCGACCCGAGGCCCGCCGACGTGAGGCTCGTGACGCCCGTGCCGACGAGCCACGACGTGCTGTTCGGGTCCTTCTGGACGACGGAGATCGCCACGGACGGCTCCTAGATGCGCTCGACCGTGAGCAGCGAGTTGAACGTCCCGCCCGTGACCGTCACGCTCAGGCGCGCGCGGTTCGCGTCGTCGGGGAAGGGGCAGAGAAGCCGCGTCTCCGGTATCTCGCCGTCCACGCCAGTCTCCTCGTTGCGGCCGATCCAGATGCCGCCGATGGCCGTGAAGCCGGCGAGCCCACGCCACGTCTGACCGGCATCGGACGACACGTCGAGGCGCACCGCGAGGCTCACACCGTCGGCCCACAACGTCGGGGTCGCGGTCGTCTTGCGCGCGAGCCGGACGACGAGCGTGCCGGGCGCGTCGATCGCGTGCTCGACTTCGTGCGTACCGGGGTTGATCGAGAGCGGCTGCGCGTCGATCAGGATCGCCATGCTACGCCTCCAGCGCCTTGACGAACTTCTTCACGCACTGCTTCACCTTGTCGTTCTTCGACGCGGCGAGCACGAGTCGGTCGTCGCCGTCGGATGCGGAGGTCGGGCTGAGCGGAAGCCGGGCCGAGTCGTTGCCGGTGCACGCGGTCACGGCCGCCGCGAAGATGAGGATGACCTCTCGTCGATCCATGCTCATTCCTCCCAGTAGAGGATCGCGCGCGCGTTCGTCGCGCTGTTGCCCGTCGGGTTCGTCACCCGCACGGCCCACGTCGCGTTGTAGTACGCGACCTCGTCCTGCCCGCGCTGGAAGACCCACTCGTACCCGCTCTGGAGGTGGCAGTAGATGGCCGCCTTCGACGTCCACGTCGGCTCGGCCGAGTACGTCAGGCCGGCCCCCTGCACCGTCGGCGCGCCGCCGGGAGCGCTGAGCAGCTGCTCGGTCACGCCGGCCGAGGTGCCGCTCGTCACGCTGCCGATCTCGATCAGCGCCGGCTTGTCGGTCGCTGCGACGCCTTCGAAGCTGACGATCAGGCGCAGCCACGCGACCCCCTGATTCGCCGGGGCCGTCAGGCCGAGGAGCGTCTTCGTCGTGTTCGCGGCGACGCTGATCGAGCCGCTGTCTGCCGTCGCAATCACTCGTGCCATCTCAACTCCTTCTCGTTTGTACAGGATACGAGCGACCGCCGTAGGTTCCGCAGTATCCGCCCGTGCGATTGCCGCCGCCGCGCATTCGGAATCGCGGATAGGCCGGCGGGGGCGGGTCGGTCCACGTGATGATGATCTTGCCGTTGCCGCCGTTGCCGCCGCGCTTCGTCGATGCGTTGCCGTTCGACGAGCCGCCGCCGCCACCACCACCGCTCTCGCCGGCCACGCCGTTGTTGTTCGTCGCGACGCCACCGTTGCCGCCGCTCGCTCCGTTGCCGCTCCCCGTCCCGCCGGTGTTCGATGTCGAGTTCGCGCCCGCACCAGCGTTGCCAGCGCTCGCGCCGCCGCCGCCGCCGTACCCGTTCGTGCCGACGTCGTTGTTCCCGCGCCCGCCCGCGTAGGTGGTCGTGCCGACGCAGTTCGCCGTCGTCCCGCCCGCTCCGTTCGCGCCGTTGCGGTTCCCGCCGCGCCCCGCGCTCCCGCGCACCTGATTCGAGTTGAACTCGCTGTTGTTCCCGTTCGCGCCGTTGCTGTTGTTCGATGCGCCATACGCGCCGCCCTGCCCGACCGTCAGGTTGTAGACGGTGGACGGGACGACGGTGACGTCGCTGCGCGCGTAGCCCCCGCCGCCGCCCCCGCCGCCGCCACCGCTCGTCGCCGTGTTGTTGTTCGACCCGCCCGCACCGCCCGCGCCCCAGCACTCTACCGTGACGGTCGTGACGCCGGCAGGGCACGTCCACGTGTTCGCGCCCGCGACGGTGTAGATGTTCTGGCCCACCTAGACCTCCGCGTACCAGATGAGCGACGGCTGGTGCTGGTGCGGGGGCGGCTGTTGCGTCGCGTGGAAGCGCGCGCTGGGGACGAGGTCGGCGACCGCCGCCGCCACGCCCCCGTGCTCGCCGTCGTGGCCGCAGAGCAGGCCGCCGGGGCGCAGCCGCGAGCGCCACATCAGGATGTCCTCGCGCACGGCCTCCTCGCGGTGATCGGCGTCGAGCCAGATCATGTCGAAGGTCAGGTGCCCGGCGAGCGCGTAGGCTTGCTCGCTCGTCATCGCGTAGGTGACGACGTTCGACCGCCAGCCCACCTCGCGCATGTACGCGCCGTAAGCCGCGAGCGGGTCGAGCGCCGAGGTCTCGTCCTCGGGGTCGGTGGACGGCAGCCACGAGTCGACGACGTAGAGCATGCCGGGCGTCGCGCGCGCGAGCACGTCCGCGCTCTTGCCCTCCCACGCGCCGACCTCAAGGATCGAGTACCGCCGCTGCGCCTCGCGGGCGAGCCACTCCATCTGCTCCGGGTAGAGCCACCCGAAGATCCGGTCGTGGATCTCTACGGCTTGACCTTCCACCGTTCCAGCGTCTCCTTGATCTGCTCGACCTTCTCGGGGATGCCGACCGTGTAGGCGTGCCAGTAGAACTCGGCGTTCGTGAAGCCAAGGCGCTTCTCCAACGCCGTGAGCGTCTGCGTCTTGAGCCCGAAGCGCGCGATGTTTCGGCTCAGCGCGTAGTCGTCGACGAGGTGCTCGCGCGTGATGATGGTGTTCAGTTCGTCGACCGTCGGGTGGATCGAGTCGATGGCCTCCTCTGGCGTCAGGTCGTCGAGCGGACGCCACAGGTCGAGGCACCACTTCGACGCGATCGTGTTCCAGTTGCACGACCCGACGTTGCGCCCGTCGCGGAGGAAGTACTCGTCGTATCGCCAGCGGATGTTCGCGAAGTCGATCCCGTTGTGGGCCACGGTGTCGCGCGGAAGGAACGCGGTCCAGTCCGGCGTCTCGGGATGCACGAGCGCGTCGGAGTCGAGGTAGAGGTGCCACTCGCTTCCGTTGCGCTTCGCGCGCTCGTAGATCTGGAGCTTCTCGTAGGTGATCGGCCAGTCGGGGAAGCGGCGCTCCGAGATGACCTCGATGTCCGCACCGACCTTTCGCGCCCACCGACGGATGAGCGGGTAGGTGATCGCGGTGATCTCCGGCGCGTAGTCGTTCACGTTGAGCAGGTAGAGGGTCTTCGTCAAGGGTGCCTCCAGCGCTCCTCGGTGTCGGGGGCGGGCGATCCGCCCCCATCTCCGAGGCGCACTACTCCAGCGTGCAGGTGAGCGAGCCGCTCAGGATCTTGAACGTGTCGCCGCTGTTGACCGACTTCGACGCGGACAGCGTGCCCTGCCAGAGGCAGTTCGACGACGCGGTCGCGGTGGAGTGATCCCAAATCGCGACGCCCGTCACCGTGCAGGTGGGCATGTTCGTCCACGTCAGGTCGGCGTTCGACGCCTTCGACGCGGGGTTGCCCTCGGCCGCGGCGGCGAAGGACGAGGTCGCGCCCTGCCGCGCGTAGGAGCCGCCCGTGATCTCGCCCGTCGTGCCGGTGTCGGTCGGATCCGCCGAGTGCAGGGAGACGTAGAGGGAGGTCGGCTGCGAGTACGCCGTCCCCTTGAGAGCATGATCGAGGAGCTTCGCCTCGAACCACTGCGTGAGCCCGTTTGCCATCTAGACTGCCTCCTGTGGAACGCCGATCTGCGTCGGCGGGGTGCCCGTCATTTTCTCCACGATCATGCGACCGACCTTGTGGTGTCCGAGGCCGAGGCCGTAGTAGAGCCCCATGACGGGGAACCCCGCGGCTCGCGCCCGCTTGCAGAACGAGAAGTCCTCTCCGGTGTCGACCCAGTACGGCTTCGTCGCGTGCTTGACCGGCCAGTGCATGAACCACGTGCCGGGGCCGAACCACGGCGGGTCGTCCCGCACCGCAGAGATCGCATCGAAGACGCGGCGGTGGATGAGGATGCAGGATGTGGCCACCGCGTTGACGAGGCCGATCTGTGCTGGCACGCCGTCGACGAGCGGGCGCTCGGCGAGCGCATACGAGCCAGCCGGCCCGTCCTGATCGTCTGCCGTCTGATCGAAGAAGCCGGTCGTGCGCGCGTCGTTGCCGAGGATCAGGTCGCCCGCGATGATCCCGAGCCCCGTTTCCTCCATCGCCTCGACCATCTTCGACATCGTCTCGGGCGGGCAGTGCACGTCGTGGTCGACCATCATCAGCGCTTCGCAGTCGCGCTCGTACATCTTCATGACGAGCTTGTTCCGGTTGCTCGCGATGTACGGCCCCTGCTCGAAGTTCGACGCGACGAGGTGCCCCTCGCCCGGCGGCTTCGTCATCTCGTAGTCGCGCATGAGAATGAAGCCCGCCACGAACTCGATGCGGGGTGCCCCGTGCGTCGGTGTCCCGAAGTAGACCTTCATGCCCTTCCCCCTCTCCCTCTCCCAAGGACGCGCCAGACTCTAGCAGCGGGCGCAGCGCTGTTTCTACGGTTCGCCTACGGGCTCCTCGTCCGGCAGCCGCACGGCGTCGCCCCGCTTCTGCCACGCCTCCATCTCCTCGACCCACGTCTCGAAGCCGATCTCGCGCGCTGGCCCGAGGTGCAGCGTCAGCAGCGCGGGGTCGACGAACGTCGTGCACCGGCCGCGCAGCCGGTGGAACAGGGCGAAGTCGGGCGTCGTGAAGTGCCCCGTGTCGAAGGGGTGCTCGATCGAGCCCATGACCTCCAGCGCGCGGCGGCGGAACAGGAGGCAGTTCATCGACGTGGCGTCGACCGGGTACGGCTTCGCCGAGGTGTCGATGCGGGTGATGAAGCGGTAGTGCTCCTTGCCGACGACGGGCTCCCCGCGCCGCGCGTTGACGATCATCGAGCGGTCGTGCTTGTCGAGTTCCTCCTGCGTGAGGATCCCCGCGTGCTCCGCGATCATCGGGTGATACGGGGCGTAGCGCATGAAGGTGATGCCGGTCGCGATATCGACCTCGGGGTGCGCTTCGAGCAGCGAGACGAGCCGGGTGACGGCGTCCTGCGGGAGCACGCAGTCGTCCTCGGTCCAGAAGAGGGCGTCGAGGTTCGCGTTCTGGAGCGCGCGCTTGAGGATGCGCTCGCAGGCTTGGATGTGGGGCGTGCGCTCGGTGCAGATGTTGGCGACCCACGGGTGCGTCCACCCGGCGTGCATGACGGCCGCCATCTGCGCGATCGTCACCTTCGGCGTCGCGTTGAGGTAGGGGCAGGCGAAGGCGAGCCTCATTCGGCCGCCCCTGCTGCGTCGCCCTGCCCCGGGGCCGACAGGTCTTCGGCGCTGGCGATGCCGGGCATGTCGAGCGTCGCCAGCGTCGTCAGCAGCGCGCCGGCCGGCTCAGAGAGGAGGCTGAACAACTGCGCGTCGCCAAGCAGCACGCGCGCCTGATTCGCGATCTCCTCGACGCCGTCCTTCCCGATCACCTCGCTGTAGAAGCGAGGCAGCAGGAAGATGGCGGGGGCCACCTCGGCCGCCTCCGGCCTGATTGCATTGAGCGTGGAGATCAGGTCTTCGTAACCGATGCGGACCAGCATCTCGGTCCCAAGCCACAGCCACTTCCCGGGCTTCTCCTTTACGTGCAGGTAGTCCTTCATGTCGCGCGGCATGGCAAGCTCTCCTCTGGCGAACATCCCCTCAAGGCGCTCGACGTCCTCGTCCGTGTCTGGCAGCAATTCGATGACCACGCGCTTCTCGCCGTGAGTCTCGTCGACGTTCCAGCGCTCGCGCATCAGATGTACCCCTTGTTCTTCGCCTTCCACGAGATGCCGTGCACCGTGTTCACCGGGATGCCGAGCTGCTTGGCGACGGCCGCGTCGCTCATGCCCGAGGCCTTCAGCGACAGCAGCGCCTGAATCTGCGCGGGCGAGTACTTGGTGCTGCCGTACTTCTTCATGTAGGCCTCGATTCCCAGCTTGCCGCTCGGCGCTGGCGGCGGCGTCGTCTTCGGCGGCTCGGGCTGGCCGGCCTGCTGCAGAGCGATGGACTTCGCGACGCTCTGCGGGTGCATCGACACCTTGGCCCCCGTCGGCGCGGGCTGGCCGGCCGGAACCTTGAAGTAGGTCCCAGCCTTCGTCAGGTACACGTCCTTGTCGAAGACGGTCCCGCCGACACTCATGCCGGCCTCGGCCTTGCCGAAGAACCAGTCGGCGTCGGCTGGCTTCAGCGGCTGCGCCTCGGGGTACGACGGTTTCGGCGGCGGCGGCGACGCGGCCACGCCAGAGAACGGAGCGCTGGCATGCGTCCCCGCAGCGGCCGAGGAGATCTGCGCGGCCGTCGGCGTGTACGTCGTCTCGCCGCCGCCAGAGCCGGCCTTCGTGGTCACCGTCGTGCCGCCGATGTTCACCCCGCCGTACTTCAGCTTCACGAGGTGAATCATCCCGTGCATCGAGTTCTTGTTGATCGCACCGGCCGCCGCGGCCTCGGCGACGGTCCCGCCCTTCGCGAGCACGTCGAAGGCGACCTTCAACTGATCCTTCGAGTACTTCTCGCCGCCGTACTTCGCGATGAACGCGTCGGCCCCACCGGAGCCCGAGTACGTCTTCTGCGGCTTCGGCACCTTGATCGTGCCGCCAAGCACGGACGTGTTCTCGACCTTCGGGACGGTCTGGTGCCCCTTGTAGGTGAAGCCCGCGTCAGCCGCGAGCTTCGAGAGGTCGAGCGGCCCTTGGCCAGACCACGTGCTCGGCTTCTTCGGGGCGGCCTTCGCCGCCGGGCCGCCTGCGATCTTGCCCTCGTAGGTCGAGCCGAGCGGCTCGAACTTCGGGCCATGCAGGACGAAGTACTCCTTCTCGCCGGCATAGCCGCCAGTCGAGCCGACGCTGGTGTGCCACGAGAACAGGATGCTCGACGGCGGGACGGCCTTCTTGATCACCAGCGAGTTGTTGAACGCGACGGCCGTGCCCTCGTTCGTCGAGAAGCCCTCCAGCGCCATCGGCGTCGTGTACTTCGCTTTTGCCTCCGGGCCAGTGAGCATCGACCCCGACGGACCGTGGAAGCTCAGGCCGCGAGCAAGGACGAGCCGGTCGTCGTTGGTGAAGCCTGCGGCCGCGAGGTCGGCCTGCGTCTTCATGTAGAGCACGCGCACGGCCTGCCTGTCCGTGAAGTCGATCGCCGGCTTGGGCGTGTTCCCGACTCCGACCATGCCCTGCGCGCCAAGCTCCTCGATCGCGGCAACGCGGAGCTTCTTCGCGCCCTCCGACTGCGCGCAATGCTTCCAGCTTGTGATGCGCGACTGCGCGCGCTTCATGGCTTCGGCGTAGGCGATGCTGCTCGGGTTGGTCGGCGCTCCGAATTCGTCGGGGCGCGGATGATTGGGGTCGCTCCAGTTGGAGATCCCCCAGTTGCCGCCGCTCATCGCCTTCGTCTGCGCTGCGGTCGCCACGACCGGCTGCGGAGCCTGCGGGATTTTCCCGTTGCCAGCGACGACCTGATGCGTCACGTTGAACAGCTTCCCGGTCGGCGGCGGCGGTGCGCCCGACTTGGCGGCGGCCTTCGCAGCGGCATCGAGGTCGGGGAGTCTGGCCTTGAGATCCTCCTGCCGGGCCGTGAGCGTGTTGATGATTTTGCTCTGCAGGTTCGGAGGCATGTTGCTGCCGTACTTGGTGACCACCTTCGAGATCTCGGCCGGCGTGATCGCGAGCACGTGGTCGCGGATGCCCTTCGCGATGTCGGCCTCTGTGACGCCGCGGAAGAGGTAGGTCGCCGTGTCGTTCGTCTTGCCACCGCCCGAGATGCCGCCGCGGAAGACGTCGATCTCATTCACCTTCCCGGTGAACTGCGTGTCGGTCTTCAGGCCCTGCATCCCGCGATAGAGCAGAGCGCCGCCAGACTCGACGCGCGTCGCCATCATCTTCGGCCCGAGCACGGTGTTCTCGCCGTGCAGGCCGGCGACGTCCCAATTGCCCAGCCACGCGTCGGTCGCGAAGCCCTCGCGCAGCCCGACAGCGTTCGGGTGCGGGTCGCCCGCGTGCGAGATCATCTTCGACGCGAGCCAAGGCGAGCCGCCGACGACTGCGGCCCGCGTCTCGGTGTGGGGGATGCCGGCGAGCGCGTACAGCTTCCCGGCGATGACCTCGTTCGCCTGCTGGGTCCAGTCGTCGGAGCGCTTGACGTACCAGAGGTCGCCGTTCTTGTCCTCCCAGATGTTGGCTTCGGAGTGCCCGCCGATCTTCCCCTTCTTGACGATCTTCCAGCCTTCCTTCTCGGGGTCGATCGGAGCCTCTGGCGGCCCCTCTGTGATGTCGGACAGCGAGCCGCCGCCGCCGCCAGCGGAGCGGCCCGCGGCGGCGTCCCCGCCGATGAGGATCTTTCGGCCGTCCTTCGTGATCCAGTGTCCGCCAGCGATGTTCTTGCCCGCGAACTCCTCCACGTCGTCGTCGACGAGCGCGCTCTTCTCCGAGCGCCAGCCCGGCGTCGTCTCCACCAGCGCAACGGAGCAGCGGCACCGCGGGTGCGGCTCCGGGGGCGAGTAGTACGAGTCGTCGAAGAGGCTGTCGACGGGAACCTCCTGCCCATCGAGATCCATGCACACGCCACACGTTCGCTCATCCTCGGAGGCGATCCAGAGCTTGTGCCAGTGCCTCTTCCCGCCCGCCAGCTTCTTGTCGGCGAAGAGTTTTTCCCACGCCGCACGCTGGCCGAGCGCGTGCGCCATGCGCGTCTCATGCTCTGCGATGAGGCTCGCGCGCTCGCGCAGGAGCTTGGCTCGGAGCTTGTCGAGATCCTTCTCCAGCGCCTTGCCCTTGAGCTTGCCTTCGGCGAGCAGGCGCGTGCGCGCGCGCTCGACGGTCGCCATCTGGCTCTCGGTGAGCCCGATGTGGTTGAGGATCGCGGTCGGGGTAATGCTCTCTGCCTTCCCGCTGATCACCTTGAGGATCTGCTCGCGCACGACGGAGCGCACCTGCTTGTCGAGCCGGCGCATCTCCAGCTTCACGCGCGAGGCGATGGCGTCGAGCCACTTCGGCCGGAGGGCCTGCTCCTCGATCGTCATGCTGCCGCCAGCAGCGCCTCGATCCGCGCGACCGCGTCATCGAGCGCCATGTCGGCTGGGATGACGCCGCGAGCGAAGGCCTCGACGGCGACAGCCTCCGCGTCGTTGGTCCCGAGCGTCTCGATCCACGTCGCCATGTCTCCGTCGATCATGCCGCCCGTCTCGACGGAGACGTTCCCGCTGCGGACTTCGGTGACGAACTCTTCGAGGGTCACACCTTGCTCCCGTGGTAGCGCTTGTTCGCGTCGGCCAGAGGCGCACGCTTGCCCTTGGCGTGCCACATGGACGGGTCCGAATAGAGCCGCTCGAAGAACGAGTACGTCGCGGGCTCCTGCTTCTTCAGCCACTCGCGCGGCGCGAGGAATCCGGGCTTGCCTTTCGGCTCGGCGGTGTCGGCGTAGTTGCGGAAGGCCTCGGCGAAGTGCTCGCCGGTGTTCGTGCGCCCGTAGTTGGAGATCTTGCAGGCCTTCCCGCCATTCGAGAGCTCTGCCCACTCGTTGTGCGCCGCGTCCGTCAGCTTCGCCATGTGGACGTGGTGCCCAAGCTCGTGAATCGGCGTGTTGCGCGAAAGGTGCCCCTTCTTCTGCGCGATGATGTTGACGCGCTCCTTGTCGGGCTGGTAGTAGCCCGTCACGCCGGGCTTGTACGCCTCTTCGAGACGGACCTGTAGCCCCTTCACGCCGTCCCACGCGAGCTTCGGGATCTTCACGGCGGGGTCGTCGTAGACGGCCTTCGTGAACGCGATGGTGGCGGCCATGCGATCGGCCCCTCCCAGCTTCGGATCGAAGGAGGAGAAGGGCTTCAGTTCCATCGGCGCGCCGCTGGCTGGCTCAAGGTCTGCCGGCGACGCACCGCCAGCGCGTGGCGCGTCGCCGCCCCCGCCACCGCCGCGCCCCTTGTCGCCGATGTAAACGGGCCGGCCCTTGATGGTGACCCAGCCGTCGCGGTGCTTCTCGCGCGGCACGATCTCGTGATGACGCAGGTGCAACTGCATGGCGTTGGCCGCCTCGCGACGAAGGTGCTCGTCGAGCGCGGCACCGTAACGCTGGACGTAGGTGGTCACGTCGATCGCCTTCTCGGCCGCGCGCCAGTCCCCGCGCTCGATCGCCGCAGCGAGCGCCTCGACGTCGCTCCCCGCTATCGCGTCATGCACCGCTGCGGAAAAACCAGTCTCCAACGTCGTCGCCGCCCGCATGATCTCCGCTTCGGACTCCGGTGGCAGCGAGCCGAGCCCGAGCACCTCGAAAGGGAGGCCGCGCGCCCCCTCCCCGAGGGCCTGCTGATCGTCGTCGTCGTCGTCTGGCTTGCCGCCGAACGGCGGCTTCCCCTCGCCGCCGTCGTCGGCGTCCTTCGCGCCCTTCGCCAGCGCGGCCTGCGCTGCGGCCTTGGCGTCGGCCGCCTCCTTGAAGTACTTGCCGCTCTCGACGTCCTCCTTCGGCACCATCGTCACGGTGCCCGGGAAGGCGTAGAAGTCGCTCTTCGATTCCTCGAGATCCGACAGCAGACGCGCCTCGTTGAACGACGCGACGCCGCCGAGGAACAGCTTCGTCGCGCGCTCGGCACGCTGGTTGAGATCCTCCTGAAGCTCGGGGATCGATTCGAGGTCGAAGACCAGTTCGAGGTTCTCGTCGACCTCGGCAACGATCGTGCGCGTCATGCCGTCGCCGAGGCGTCGGTAGATCGGCGCGAGCGTCTCCGTCCAGAAGGAGCGCCGCGCCTCGCGCATGTTCGCGTAGGTCGAGTACTGCAAGCCGATGCGCGCCTGCACCAACTGCGGCGGCACGCCGAACGTCGCGCACAGGCGGCTCTCGGTCATGCCCCACACGGCGTCGAGGCGCAGCTGCGCGGGTTCGCTCGCGATCGCCTGATACTCCACGTCGCCGCCGAGGACGCCGACGTTGTGCCAGCGGCTCCCGCGCTGCGGTGTGATCTCGCCGCCGCCGTACTGCTCGGCCCACTCCTGCTGCACGCGCAGCCGATCCTCGCGCCGCACGGCGGGCACCTTGAACTTGAGCAGCCCCATCGGCATCGCGCCGTTCGCGAAGAAGTCGCGGAGGTATATCGCGGCAGAGGCGTCGATGTCGCCGTAGATCCCCGCGACCGCGAGGGGCGACAGGCCGTGGAAGTCGTTGATCGGGTCGGGAAGCTTGAACAGCGCGAGGTCTTCCGTCTCGATGCGCTGCGGCGACTGGCCCTCGATGCGGTACTCGTAGTACAGGACGTTGCCCTGCTTGTCGGGCACGGGCTGGATGCGATCGGGACGTGCCGGCTTCAACTCGACGATCTCGCCGCTCCCCGTGCGCCCCTTATGGAGGTAGCCCTCGCCGATCGTCTGCTGGTGGATGAGCAGCGTCTCGACCAACTCGTACCACGACAGCCCCGGCGCGGGGCGCGCGAGCAGGTCGAGCAGCGGGTGCTCTTCGACCTCCTCCTGCGATTTGCGGTCGCGCAGGTACACGCGCGGCGCTGCGGCCGAAGAGGCGATCTCGTTGACGCAGCAGTAGACGACGACGTTGCGCCTGTAGCCCTCGTCGACGAGCTTGCGCGGATCCCAATCCTCCTGCGGCACGGGTCGCCCCGCGACGAATGTCGAGACGACTTCGATCTCGTTCGATGGAGGCTTGGGAGCGGGTGCTGGCTTGCGGAAACGGTCGATGGCTCGGGTGAGCCAAGAGTTGGCCACGGGACCTCCCGCGCTCGCGCGGCGCGCGCTGCTGAGCATCCTTGGCGGTGGCCCGCCGCTCTCGCCTCGCGCTGCCGGCGGTCGTCAGCGAGGGAGAATGACGAAGACGGGCGGCGGCGTCAAGGGCACGCCACCGCCCGGTGCTACCAGAGGTCGCGGGGCCGCCAGACGATCTTGCCCTCGACTCCCTTGTCGCCCTTCGACCAGTCCTTGTACGCCCCGACCATGACGGAGAGACCACCGTTGGGGAGGCGGGCCACGGCGCTCAGCTTGGTGACGTTCTCCACCTGCGTGCCGTCGTCGTTGTAGACGTGGTGCGCCACCACGACGACGGGGTCGTCCGGGCTCATCTCGATGAGGGCGGAGTCGAGCGCGGCCTGCGTGTACGGATTCGAGAAGCGGCGGAAGGGGCCGCTCTCGTAAGTCGAGAGGTTGAGCGGCTTGTCGTCGGCCATGGGTCAGTCGGGCTTCTGCGGCGTGAGGTGCTTCTGCACCTCGTAGAGCCCCGTCGCTGCGAGCCCGAGCATCGCGCCGACGAGCGCGTTCTTCGGCGACACCGACGCCTGCTGGATCACGTTCAGCGCGATGCCGATGAGCAGCGAGACGAGCGGGACCGACCACGACGGGAGCTTCGGCAGGAACTTCCGCACGACGCCGACGAGCAGCATCGTGAGGACCGGGATCGCGGCGGTGATGGCGCTGGCAGCGACGGCCATCCAGTCGAAGCCAGCCGCCTCGGGCGGGGTCGTCTGCGCGAGCAGGGGCACGGCGAAGGCGAAGACGGCGAAGGCGAACAGCAAGCGTCGGATCATCAGCTTCCTCCTCAGTGGTCAACGTCGGCGGGGCCGGAGCAGCCGGTCCCGTCCGGCAAGCACGCGCGGACCTTACCGCGTCCGTGAACGATCGCGAATAGCCCGGCCATCGGGTGGCCACGCTCGTCGCGCTGCGCGCCGCACGCCGCGAGCCCCTCGAAGACCGGCGTCTGCGGGTCGTCGCGGAGCTTCACGTCGCCGAAGTGATCGCACGACATCCCGTCCTGCGGCCCCTCCTGCAGGCAGGGCTTCCACGTCTGCCCGCCGTCCTGCGAGTACTGCCAGATCGGGCAGCCACCCATGATCTTCAACTCGCACTCAAGGCGCGGCTCCCAGCCTTCGAGGTGGCAGTCCTGCGAGGCGTTCGCGTGGCCCGCTTCGGCGCACCACTCCTTCGAGCCGCGCACGCGCAGCGACGTGTCGTGCCCCTGCCCGTAGGTCTTCATCCCGAGGTACTTCATCGCGCCGGCGGGCAGCGGCCACATCGGGCAGATGCGAGGCCCGGGCTTCGGCGGGCAGTCGACGGCGTTCGGCTTGTTCTCGACGCCGACCACGTCGCCGCGCGAGTTGTAGACGGGGCAGGCGTAGACCCAGCCGCCGCCGGGGTCGTGATAGCACCCGTAGTTCTGCCCGGGTCCGCACACGGGGGTCGGGGTCGTCGGCGCTGGCGGGGGCGGCGTCGGCGGCTTCGGCTTCGGCTTCGACGACGCGCACGCAGCGGTGAGCAGAACGGCGGCAACGACAGCGGTCAGTCTCATTCGACCTCCTTCTCGATCATGCACGTCATGGACAGCGGGCCGCGCTCGAAGATCGTCACGCTCTCGACCTGCCGTTGCAGGCGCTCAAGCTCCTCGGCTCTGAGGTAGTGCGCGGGTGGGATGTAGCCCGCGCCGGCGAGGTGCTCGACGAGCGAGAGCGTGGTGTTGTCCACGTCACTGAGCACGCCCCACTTCTTCGGCTGCGCCGAGCGCGACGTGTGCAGGTCTTCGAGGATGTAGATCCCGCCGGGGGCGAGCACCTGCCAGAGGACGCCGAGCGTCACCTGCTGCTCGTTCATCCGGTGCCCGCCGTCGTCGACGACGAGGTCGAACGCGCCGGGTCCGAAGTCGGCGAGCGCCATCAGCAGCGCGTCGCGGCTGCCCTGATCGGCGACGTTCGTGCGGATGCGGTCCTTGACGTGGGACCAGCACGGCGGCTGCGGCGGCTGGCTGTAGTCGACGAGGTCGATCCCGCACACCTGCGCGCGCGGGAAGTAGTCGGCCCACATCGCGAGCGAGCCGCCATCGAGGATGCCGACCTCGAGGACCCGCAGCGTGCTGAAGCGCCGCGTCCGCAGCCGCGTCTCGTAGAAGTGGGTGAACTCGTGCCCGCCCTCGCCGCCCTTGTCGGTCGCGTAGCGCGCGGCGAGCCGCGTGAGCAGGCCGTAGTCGAGCCCGTTCATCGGCGCACCCGCTTGCCCTTCCACCACGCGCGCAGGGCATCGACGGCGGCGAGCGCGACGAGCCCGCCCCCGACGACGACGAGGGTGACGACGCTGGCGGTCTTGCTCACGACCTTCACCTCCACAGGCCCCGACTCCACTACAGCCATCGCATCCTCTCGATGCAGTCCATGACGCTCTCCTCGTGCCCGCCGAGGAACCGAAGCTCCTCGAAGATGCGCCTGCGCAGGAGGCCGCGGACGGGCTTCGGCGGCTTGCCGGCGTAGTGCCAGCGCCGGAACTCGCGGGCCGCGCCGAACGTGTCGCCCGCGTTGAGCTTCCGCAGCAACGTCGACCCTTCGAGCGCGCTGATGCCGAGGTTGAAGGCGAACGACAGCACGGCGTCCATCTCGAACTCGCGCAGCCGCACCGCCAGCACCCGCACGATGCCGGCCATTTTCTCCTCGCAGTCGCGCATGAGGAGCCCCTCGGCGAACTCCCTCGTGATGGTATGCGGGAAGACCTCGCCCGGCTTGATGGCGTGGCCATAGCCGATCGTCAGCACGCCGACCATGTCGTGGTACGCGACCGGCTCGAAGGTCTCGAAGCTGCGGATCATCCGCAGGGCGAAGGGCGAGACGTTCATGGCGCACTCCTGTGGAGCCAGATTCTCGCGCGCAGCGGGCCGTTGAGGCGGATGCGCGCGACGGTGCCGCTCGCGGCGCAAGCCGAGCAGGTGAAGGTCGAGCCGCCGTCGGCGACGCTCAGCGTGGGAGGGACGGGCGGCAGGTGGTACGGGCACGAGCCGAGCCACGGGTCGCCCGCCTGCGCGCGGGTCGCGTTCGATGCGCGCGGGCGCGGGGGGCGGGGCGTGGTGGGGTAGACGGTCTTCATGGCTGGCGATCCTTGTCCGCGATGATGATGACGAGGGCGCGCTCGCGGCCGTCGTGCGAGACGCGCAAGACGGTGCCGGTGGTGAGGCAGATCGTGCAGCCGAACTCGTCGCCCCCGGTCGCCATCGTGAGCGAGAGCGCGGAGGGCTTGTGGTAGGGACACGTTGCGCGCCAGAGCCCCGTCTCGTGACGGGTCATCTGGACGGCGATCGCACCAACGCGGTGCTCGGTCACAGGTCGTCGTCCACGCGCGTACCGAGCGCGAGGTAGGCCGCCGACATGGCGACGGGGTCGGCCATCGGGCGCTGGTACTCGCGCGTCGGCGCGTCGAGCTTCGCGCGCAGGATGCGGGGCTCGCCGCTCGCCTGCACCTCGCAGTCGGGGAGGAAGAACGCGGTGCGACAGCGCCAGCAGGTGCCGAGGTTCGTCAGCCGCTCGATGATCTCGGAACCCGGCTCGACGGAGCGCACCTTGAGCAGCGGCAGCCGCGCGCCGTCCTCCGTCCGCAGCGCGAGCGCATCGCGGAAGCGGCCGAGGTAGACGGTGTGGTCGCCGATCGTGACCGCCACCACGTCGCTCGCGCGAGGCGCGTTGGTGCGCGAGGCGGCCCACCGCGTGATCCGCCACGCCGGCTCGGGCTTGCGGTGCTCGCACAGCGCGATCTCCGATGGACGGCGACAGCGGGGGCAGGACACGCTCCCGTCGTCTCCGGGAAGCTCGGTGCCGCAGCGGATGCAGTTTCGCGTGGCGAACTCATGCGGGCTGCGCCGCTGCGCAGGGGCGGGCAGATCCTTCGTCGCCGCTGCGGGCACGGCGGGCACCTTCATCGTCTCGACCTTCCGCGTCGGGAACTTCATGTTGCCTCCATCGGTCCTGTCGCCAACTCGGCGGTCACCATCAACTCGGCGGCCCCTCCGTACATCCTGACGTGCGCCGCCTCGCGCTGCGCTGCGCGTGCGACCGCCTCCGCTGCCTGACGCAGCGGAAGGAACCACTGCCCCTTGCGCGAGCGGTACGGGCGCACCCCGATGCCCGCGCGCGAGACGATCACCCAGCAGGTGCGATCGACGCCGTCGCCGAGGTTGAGCCTCACGAGGAAACGGCGGGAGCGCTGCTTGCCCGGGGCACCGCGCTTGCGGATCGCGAGGCGTGCGACGGCCGCGCTGTCGGTCGTCACGGCTGCGCTCTCTTGCGCTCGTCGAAGATGCGCGAGCACAGGTAATCGAGGTGCTCAAGGTACTCGCGCTCGGCGCGGTCCAGCTTCCACTCGCAGACGAGCGCGTGTACTGCGAAGAGAGCCCCGATAGTCAGCAGCACGGCGGCGATGATCTGCGGCGCGTTCATGGTGTGGGCCTCCAGCCCTCTTGGCGGGCGAGTTCGTTGAGCACGGCATCGGCTTGCGGCGGTTCGACGGAGAGCGCGATCTCGGGGGCGAACAACTGCGTCTCCATGACGGGGACGGGCGGCGGCGGGATGCAGGGCGCGAGGCGGTTGACGAGCGCTTCGTCGCGCCGCAGTTGATCCTCGACATATGCGCCGTAGTTGGCGAGGAGCTTTGCCTCGGCCTTCTTCGCCTCCGCGGCGGTCGAGAGGTAGGTGGCGGCGGCGGTGACGAGTGAGGGCACGACGACGAGCAGCGCGAGCAGCGCCTTGTGGAGCGCGCCATCGCTGGCGCGGTCGCGACGGGTCGACGCGCGCGGTGTCACAGGCCCTCGGTTTCGAGGAGGATGCGCGCCTCGGGGATGACGTGCCCCTCGGGAACCTCGCCGAAGGACTCGTGCTCGAAGACGAACCAGATGAGCCCGTCGACGTGAGGCGGGTCGTAGCAGCGGACGTACCGCGCACCGGCCGGCAGCCCGCGAGCGGTCGTGCTGGTGAAGACGCCGCCTCGCGTGAGCATCTTCGTCAGCAGATCGGTCGAGATCGCGACGCGCGCGAGGCGGGCCATCAGATGCGCTCCCCGCAGACGCCGCAGGTGCCGCCGGCGTTGTAGGCGCTCCACGGGTTGTCGAGCCCGTGCGCCTTGAGATGCTCGTAGGCCGAGTCGATGGCGGCCTTCTTCGTGACGCGCCGGTCGATCACCTGCTTCGCGACCATCGTCTCGCGCGCGGGCGCGGCGGCATCGACGTGCTCCGTCGTCTTCGGTGCGGGCTTCTTCTTCGCGGGCATCGGCATTCACCTCCACTCGTTGACGGCCACCGAACAAGAGTCGCACCCGGGGCATGCGATCGCGCGCGGACAATCGGCCAAGACGATCCTGCGAGGTACCCTTGGCGCAGCGTCGCCATCGACGTTGACGGGCCGCCATTGCGCGGGCGCGGGCTCGGGCGGGGGCGCGGGCGCGGTCCGCCGCGTAGACCACGCTCCGAGGGTCTGCTCGCTCGCCCTCTTTGCGCTGACGGCAACGGCCGGACGACGAGCGCGACTGCGCTCAGGACGCGCTCGCAGTCGAAGGCCCGGCGGGAGATTCAGGTAGTCCACCACGTCGAGGATCATTGCAGCCTCCCGATGCTGATGCCGAGGTCGCCGAAGCGCATAGCCCCGCGCTGCGCGAGCGCCAGCGCCATCACGCAGTCGTCGTGCTGGCCCTCCGGTGCGGCATAGCGCACGTTGCCAGACGGGAGGGCCGTCATCTCGAAAGCCTCCATCTCGTTGAGTAGCTCCGGCTCGTCGGGCAGCGTCAGCGCGGCGTCGTCGCACGCCATCGCGAGGGACTCTACCAGTTGGCGCTTCGACGTGCCCGTGAAAAGGAACGCCTCGGCGACGTAGACGCCCGAGTACTGAAGCTCCTGCACCATCGGATCACCGACGCCCGTCGCGTCGATGACGATGGCGGGCTTGCCGAGCTTGAGCCACGTCGCCTCGATCTTCCGCTTCTGGATCGGCCAGTCGATGTCGCGGAAGCGCTCGAAGTGCGTGACACCGAGGTCTGCGTCCATGCCCACCATGACCGTGTAGTCGGCGCGGCGCGCGAGATCGATGCCGAGCGCTGCGGTCACGTTCGTCGAGTAGCGGAGCCCCTTCGCGCGGACGCGCTCCAGCTTGAGCACCGCGCCCTCGTCGGAGAGGAACTTCGCGAGGATCTCCTGCTGGAAGAGGCGCTGGCTCATCTCGCGCCCCATCGCGTCGATCTCGTCGCGGCGCAGGTAGGGGTTCTCGTAGCTCGGGATGCCCTGCCCGCTGTTGAGCCCGATCGAGAGCGTGTCGGGGAAGTCGGGGAGCCAGCCTTGCTGGTAGAGCTTCCAATACCAGTTGTGCCCCTTCGGCGTGCCGGTGAGCAGCGCGGGGGCGACGTGGTCGGCGAGCGTCGGTCGCAGCGACTCCGACCACACGCGCTCCTTGATCGTGCCGCACTCGTCGACCCAGCACGCGAGCAGGCCCTCGCCGACGAGCGCGCCCGGGTTGACGCCCGACTTGAACTCGATGGTGATTCCGCCTCGCATGATGATCGCGCGCGGGCTCGTCTCGGTGCCGATGTACTGGCGCACCCACGCGGCCGGGGTGAGGCGCTTGAACTTGCGCCACGCGGTGCGAGCGATGTCGTAGGTCGGGTACACGATCCAGATGACGCCGGTGAGCCTGCGCGCCCGCGCGTCGAGCACGCGGCGCAGCGTCCACATGACGGCGAACTCCGACTTGCCGCAGCGCCGGCCCGCGGTCCAGACGATGAAGCGCTCCGACGCGACGAAGGCGGCCGCCTGCCACGCGTGCATCGTCCAGCTGAGAGTCGAGCCGTCGTCGTTCGGGTCGAGCACCTGCGGCCGGACGATCTCAGGCGGTGCCGTCGCCATTCCCGTTGCCGTTGCCGCTGCTCAGCGCACGAAGGCGCAGCGCTTCGAGATCGATGTCGTCTCGACCGACCACGCGAATGCGGATCTCGCGCGGCCCCTCGTCTTCGTCAGGTCCCATCCTCAACGCGAGAGGCACTCGCCCGTCCGCGCGGTCGAGGTACTCGCGCGCCGCTTGGATGTTCCCGTCCTTCACCGCGCGGACCCACAGCCGCTCGATGAGCAGGCGCACGCGCTGGCGCTTCTGCGGATCCTGCGACTCAATCTCCTCGGCGTGCTCGCGGAAGAGCGCGCGCCACCCCTTCGGCCTGCCCGCGGGGTTGCCGCTCTGGCCGGGCCGCAGGCGGTACGGGTTGCCCGGGGCGAAGGGCCGCCCCCGGACCCCGACCCGGACCCCGGCCTCCTCTTCGCGCTGATCCCGCGCTGTTGCCTCCTCCTCCTCGGGGAGGTCGGGGGCGTCGTCGGCCATGCCCCGGATTCTGACACGGGGCACAAGGGGGGGGCCACGAGGGGCACAGCGCCCCGCTGGCGGGCTCTGGCGGCCCTCCCCATCCTGCCAGCCCAGCCCCCCCCCGGCGAGGGCTCACGGGGGGCCGTAGGCAGCCCCCCTTTTTCTTGCCGAATGCAACCGATTTTTCTTGCATTCCGCAGGGCGGCTTGCCAGACTTCACCTGCCCGCCGGCCCCGGCGGGGGGTCATTGACAGCCAAGCGGAAGCGAGCGAGCGAAGGCGACTCACCGCCGCAGCCCAAAGCAGACGGCCCGCCGGATCCAGCGCAGCGGAAGCCGGGTGACGGGGGATAGGGGCTCGGAAAAGGTCAGGCCGGAGCGCGCAGGAGCCCGCGGGGCGATGAATAGCCGGACCCGATGCGAGGCCGAAGTTCCGCACCGGCGACCTCCCCAAGAGAGGGGGAGGCGCGACATGAGCGGAAAGGCCGGTCCCCCCCTGCGGGGGCGCGATGGGAGAACAAGGAGAGAGACGGGAGGGCGAGGCCGCGGACGATCGCGCGCCTCGCCCCTCAATTCCCGCGGGCGGGGGATGGGCCTCCGCACGCGGAGCTTGAGGGACAGGAGAAACTCACATGGCATCGACGAAGAAGACGGCAAAGGCGAAGGCGACGACGACGACGAAGCGGCTGCCGCGCAAGGTCGTGAAGCTCGCGGGCGCGAACGCGACGAACACGCTGACGCTGATCGCGGCGCAGTTGAAGAGCGGCACCTTCCGCTCGCAGGTGATCGCGCGCAACGGCGACGAGAGGAAGCGCGGCATGACCGCGACGCACGACTCGCTGGAGGCCGCCATCGCGCGCATCGACGCGCTGGTGGACGAGGCGGTCGAGGCCGGCTGGATCAAGAAGTCCGGGCGGCTCCCGAAGGAGCCCGCCTTCACCTCGATCCCGAAGCCGCTGGCGAGCACCGCCGCCGCGCAGTAGAAAAGGTGAGCCGCCGGGAGCGCGCGAGCGCTTCCGGTGTAACCCGCAAGCCCCGGTGGCAAGCCCGGGGCACCTGACAAGGAGAGAAGACCATGACCACTGAAGCCAAGTTGCTCCGCGACCGTGATCCAGAAGCCCGCGCGCTCGGCGGCTGGTACGTCGAGTTCAAGACGCCGACGCAGGCCGCCTGCACCGACTACTGCCGCAGCCCGCACGCGGCGATGGTCGCAGCGCTTGCGCTCGCGTTCCGACTCGGCGTGACGCTGCGCCCCGCGAAGGAGGCCTGACATGAAACTGAAGCTCGCGATCGTCCTGCCCGACGGCACGCTGCGGATCGTCGAAGACATGGATGGCGAGCCGATCGCCCTCGAAGAGTACGACCTCGCGAAGCCGATCGCGCGCAACCTGATCGTCGCCGCGATCGAAGTCGAAATGGACTGCATCGAAGAGGCGGTCGAAGACGGATCGCTGGTGCTGGCCGAGACGCGCGCCGAGACGAAGCGGCTCGCCGCCGAGGGCTTCTATGACGAGCCGAACGAGCCGAAGAACGAGGAGGAGGCCTGACATGACGAACGACACCAACTGCGTCGACTGCGGGAAGCCCCGTGCCACCCCGCTGTTCAACCTCGACGACGACCGCGGCCGCTGCCCCGACTGCCACGCCCGCGCAAGCCACGCTCGGGTCGAGTGGGAGACGGAGAGCGCGCTCGACGCCTTGCGCCTGCTGAGCAACCTCAAGATCAAGCTCGTCGACCTCGCGCTCATCGAAGCCCGCAAGGGGCCGGGCGTGACGAGCATCGAGGGCTTCTTCGACAGCATGGACGGCTACGCGGCCTGCTCCGGCGCGTACAACCACCTGCTGCGGAGGCTGTGATGAGCACGACGCCGAAGACGCAGACCCGCTGCCGCCGCTGCCGCCGCCGGATCGACATCCTCGACGACGGCACGCTCCAGCAGCACGGCTCGATCAACCTGTGGGCGCGCAAGCCGGCGCTCGCCTACAAGGCGTGCAAGGGGTCGGGCACGGTGCAGCGCTGCCCGGCGATCAAGGACAAGACGGCGAACCCCCGCGACTGCGCGTGCGGGGCCTGCGAGCGCAAGGAGGTCTGACATGGCGAAGAAGAACCACTGCCCGATCTGCGGGAAGCTCATCCTCGGTCCGCACGAGCCCCACCCGACGGTCAAGATCAAGCACGCGGCGAGCGGCACGGCCTTCTGGCTGCGCCCGATCCCGCCGAAGCCCGCCGCGCCCCGCGCGTAGCGGTTGCGGGCCAGCGGCGACCAGCGCACGGTCGTCGCTGCGCCCGGAGCCAACGCGCTCCTACAGGAGGACCCGACATGACGACGACGACGAAGCCGACCCTTAAGCTCGTTGGGACCGGCTGCAACGCCTTCTCAATCCTCGGACTCGCGTCGCGGGCCGCGAAGAAGGCCGGCTGGGACGAGGCGCGCCGCAAGGCTGTGCTCGACGAGATGACGGCCGGCGACTACGACCACCTGCTGGCGACCGCGATGAAGCACTTCGACGTGCGCTGAGAGGAGCCCTGACATGCTGACAGAAGACGAGAAGCGAGAGGTCCAGACGGCCGAGATCGTCGACGCCGTGCTGGAGGTGATGGGCGTGTACCTCTGCCCGGAGCAGGAGGAAGAGGCAATGCAGGCCGTCCGCGCGGCGATTGCTCACCACCTCGCGGGCGAGAGCCGCTGCGATCGGTGTCGGCAGTGGGCGCAGTTGGTCGAGAGGGACGTCGACCTCGACCCGGGCGATCCAGAACGCGGCCCCGACCCCTGCATCCAGACCTATTACGTCTGCCCGCGCTGCGCGGCGCGGCCGTGGGACGAAGAAGGGGAAGAGTAGATGGACGACGGACGCTACGTTCCGACCCCGCGGCGCACGCCGCTCTCGCAGCACCTGCTCAACCTCAACGACGCGCTACACGAGCTTGAGTTGGTCGCCGACCTCGCGCGGCACGAACTGAGCGAGGGCCGTTGGGACACCGCGATCAAGAACGTCCGCGGCGAGGTGCAGACGAAGGCGATGCTGGTACAGGAGATGGCGGGAGCGCTCAACGAAGCGCTGGAGGAGAACCGATGAGCGAGCAGAGCTTCTACGTCGACGGGATCGTGGTCGAGGTCGGCACGCGGATGCTCGACTTCAAGGGCAACGAGTGGGTCTTCAGCGGCGTCGCGCAGCCGGCCGGCGGCGGCTCGTCCGGCAAGGTGCGCGTGACATCGCTCGACGGCGAGACGACCGCGATCTTCTTCCCGGGCGTCTTCAGCGGGGTGATCCGATGAAGACGGTGGCAATGACCTTCATCCCGAACGACAGCACGAAGCCCGAGCGGATGCTGGCCGAAGCCGAGATGCACTTCGCTGCGCCCGGCTCGCCGATCCACGGCTTCAAGCTCGCCGGCTTCTCGATCTGGCGCGCGCCCGACGGCGACCTCTACGTCACGCTGCCGGCGCGCGCCTTCGGGGCCGGCACCGACCGCCGCTACTTCGACTTCCTCCGCGCCGACGCCGAGGGCGCGGAGTACGGCGCGCGCACGCGCAGGCTGAAGGCGTGGATCCTCGACGAGTACAAGCTCTGGCTCGATGGCAGGGAGGCCTGACATGGCGAAGGACGAGTTCGAACCGAACTACGAGCAGATGATCCAGATAGCGCAGGAGCTGCAAGGGCCGTTCTGGCGCATCGTGAAGCAGGGCCGGATCATGCCCGCCGAGGGCTTGGGTGGGCTCGCGCTGCACCTGATCATGAACGCCCGCGTCGCCAAGCTGCCGATCCCCATCCTGCACAAGCTCATCGACATCCTCGACGCCAAGATGCAGGTGATCGCGATGAACTCCGGGGAGCGGACGACGAACTCCGGGACGCCCGAGGAGATCCTCGACATGATGCCCCCCGACCTGCGCGTGGCCGCGAAGCGCGTCGAGGCGGCGCTGGCGAGCGGGGACGCGGAGGACATGCAGAAGGCGCTGCAGGCGCTCGCCGACTTGATGGGCAGCGCTGCGGCGCTCAGGAAGCAGGAGATGGACAAGGCCGACGCGAAGGTGCGCGAGGCGACGGAGCGGGTCATCGCGAAGGCGGCAGAGACGATCAAGGACGACGACAAGGAGGCCTGACATGAGGACGCTGACAGATGTCGTGATGGACGCGCGAGACGCGGGTACGCCCCTCCTCGCGGTGACGACGACGGACCAGCAGGCCGCGGTCGCCGCGATCTGCAAGACGACGAACGGCGCGCCGAAGCTCGCGTGGGACGCCGTGCGCGGGATCATCCCGCTCAACGAGGCGGCGAAGACGTTCTGCCGGTCGAAGTGGGCCGACGACGCGACGCGCTCGATGGAGACGGCGAACCCGCAGACGGCCCTTGAGATCGCGGGCCGGCTGCCCGACGACTCGCAGTTCTTCGCGCTCAACGCACACCGCTTCGTGCAGGACGCGTTCTTCTCGACCGCGGTGCTGGCGCTGCGCGACACGAACAAGCTGACGGGCCGCACGCTCGTCCTGCTCGGCCCCGCCTTCGACCTGCCCGCCGAGCTTCAGCAGGACGTGGTGGTCGTCGACGACCCCATCCCGACCGACGCGGCGCTGCGCGAGAAGATCGAGAAGCTCTGCTCGGCGAACGGCCTCAAGGTGCCCGGCGACGTGCTCGACCGCGCGGTCGACGCGACGCGCGGGCTGAGCATCTTCGGCTGCGAGCAGGTGACCGCGATGTCGATGCGGAAGGAGGGGCTCGATCTCGACTCGCTGTGGGAGCGCAAGCGGACGCAGATCAGCCAGACGAAGGGGCTCAGCCTTCAGCGCACGGGTCCTTCGCTCGACGACATCGGCGGCAACGCCGCGATCTGCACCTACGGCCGGCGCGTCGTCAGCGGCAAGCAGCCGCCCCGCGCCCTCTACCTCGTCGACGAGATCGAGAAGTACATGGCCGGCTCGGGCTCCGGGGGCGACTCCTCGGGTGTCTCGGCCGACTACCTCGGCGTGCTCCTGCGCGAGATGGAGGACAACGGGCACGACGGCCTGATCTGCGTCTCGCCCCCGGGATGCGGCAAGACGATGTTCGCTCGCGCGCTGGCCGTCAGCGCGCAGCTGCCGCTGCTCCAGTTCGACTTCGGCGCGATGAAGGGTCGCTACGTCGGCGACTCCGAGAGCGCGATCCGGCAGGCGTTCAAGGTCGCGAACGGCGTGGCCGCGGGCCGCGCGCTCGTCGTCGCCACCTGCAACCGCCTCGACTCGCTCCCGCCCGAGCTGCGCCGCCGCTTCACGAACGGCATCTGGTACTTCGACCTCCCCGACGCGCAGGAGCGAGCGGCGATCTGGAAGCTTCAGATCGCAGCGCACGGCCTGAGCGTCTCGCCGGCCGGCGTCAACTTCGACGAGGGCTGGACGGGTGCCGAGATCCGCAACTGCTGCCGCATCGCCTCGCGCCTCGACGTGACGCTCGCCGAGGCCGCGTCCTACGTCGTGCCCGTCAGCCAGAGCGACCCGAGCAGCATCGAGGCGCTGCGCACGCTCGCCGAGGGCCGCTTCCTCTCGGCGAACCGCCCGGGCACCTACACGACGCGCAGCGCGCCGGAGGGCGGCGAGCGTCGCGTGCGCCGCGAGTCGTGAGCGGCCCGCGCACCTTCGGCGGCAGACTCGTCCGGCGCGTGCGGTTGGAGTTCATGGCCGGACGCTCCGACAAGTTCTATCTCGCCGAGGTCTACGAGAACCCCGACGGTACCGCCCGGCTCGCCCTGCGCTGGGGCCGGCGCGGCACCTTCGGGCAGGAGAAGATCGAGGAGTGCAACACGGTCGGCTACGCCGTGTGGGCGCTGGAGAGGAAGCTCGATGAGAAGCGCGCCCACGGCTACCTCGTGATCGAAGACGGCAAGGACTTCGGCGCTGGGCTGGCGACCGTGCCGCCAACGCCGCCGCCGAAGCCGCAGTTGCCGCGAAGGCCGGCCGCTCGTGCGGCATCCGATCCGCGCAACGACTGGCGGGACGTGACGACGGCCGATGACGTGTTCCCGATGGATCAAGAGCGCAAGGTGCGACTCAGGTAGGGAGGTGTGAGATGCCGTGCGATCAGGTGAGGATCACGACGCTCAAGGCCCCGGCCGCGAACGTCGAGACGATGGCCGAGGCGCTGCGCTCGCTCGGCTACCACGCCGTGGTGACGCGCGCCGGGACGATCGGCGTGAGCCGCGACAGCCTGCGCGGCGAGTGGGCGGCCGGCAAGCTGACCCTCTACGGCAACATCGACACGAGCGCGGAGACGAGCGCGCTGGCGAAGGCTTACGCCAAGCAGTCGATCATCGAGACGGCGAAGCGGCAGGGCTGGCAGCTTCGCTTCAAGGCCGACGGCGACATCGAGGCCACGCGCAGGAGGTTCGCATGAGCCTCTGGAGCGTGCTGGGCTACTGCGCCGCATGGGTCGTCGTAGCAACCGTGGTCGGCGTGCTCGTCGGCCACTTCATGGCGCGCATCGAGCGCGAAGAGGAGCGCCGCATCGTCGAGCGCCTGCGCCGCGAGCAGCGTCGATGATGCCGCGGCTCAACGGGTCGGATCCGCGCGATCCGACGCGCTGCGTCCTGTGCGGGAGGCGCAAGAGGCGATTCTTCTTGCACTCCCGCTTTCGCCCATTGTGGGTCTGTGGAGACTGCGCAGACGCCGAAGACGCCATCGCAGCCGAATCTGACGCCGACCAGAAGAGAGGGACCGAATGGAAGACAGGATCACGTTCCGGGTGCTGAATGACGGCACCGTCCGCATCACAAGCGACCGCATCAGCGGCGCGAACCACGCCTCGGCCGACGCGCTCGTCAAGGGCGTCGAAGGGCTCATGGCCGGCGACACCGAAGTGCACCGCCGCGCCGACCACGCTCACGCGCACGTCCACGACCACGCCCACGAAGGGCACTCGCACTGAGAGAGGGGGACCTGACATGACCACGACGCTGACGGACGACGAGAAGGCGCAGCAGATCACCGAGAACTCGTTCGTGCTCAACCTCACCATCGGCTCGATCAAGCGCAACGCGCGAGTGCGCGGCGAGAAGGTCGAGAAGGTGGCCGGGGCGCTCATCGAGGAGGAGCGCGAACGCGAGAAGCGCGCGCCAGAGACAGCCGAGGAGATGGTCGAGGCCGCGGCCGACGGGGCCGACGAGATCCGCATCTCGAAAGACCTGCTGAAGGTCGCCGAGGTCCAGCAGATCGTCCAGCAGATCATCGCCACGCGAGCACTCATCCGGCGAACGGCGCAGCCGAAGGCCTTCCTCAAGGGGGGGATGCACCTCTTCAGCGCTGCCCGCATCGAGTGGGTCGAGAGCGAGATCAAGCGGGCGTCAGAGGCGATTGCGGCGCTGCTCGACTCGCTGGAGGCGCGCTGGGACGCGATCATCGAAGAGGAGCGCGCCCGCCTGACGCCGCTCGGCCTGTTCGACCCGCGGGACTATCCGACGCTCGCGAGCATCCGCGAGGCGGTCATGCCGCGCTACTGCTGGCTCCAGTTCGACGTGCCGACGCGGCTGCGCAAGCTGAACCCCGCGCTCTTCGAGGCCGAGCGCGCGAAGGCGCGCTCGGCGTGGGCCGCGTACTTCGACGCGATCCGCCTGACCTACCGCGAGACGCTCCAGCAGTTCGTGGCCACGCTGGCCGACGTGCTCAAGCCGGGCGAGGACGGCCGGCGCAGGACGCTGCGGCAGGCGTCGCTCGACAAGATGACCGACTTCCTGCGGACCTACCGCCTGCAGGACATCACAGGCGACGAGGAACTCGCGGCGCTCACCGACAAGGCGCTCGCCGTGCTCAACGGCGTGGACGCCGAGGTGCTGCGCACGGAGAAGCGCGCCGCAGAGCGCGTGCGCGCCGAGATGGACTCGCTGCGCGAGATCATCGAGCCGCTGGTGACCGAACAGCAGCGCCGGGTCGTGCTGAAGTAGAACCTGACAAGGGGAGCGGAGGCGAGCCAACTGCGGCTCGCCTCACTCCCCTTTTTTCGTTTGGGAGGAGAGAGAGATGCCGAAGCTCAAGAAGCCACAGACGGAACGCGGGGCGCTGCTTCGCCGCGTCCGAAGTTTCTTCAGGCTCACGCAGGAACAGATGGCGGCGCGCCTTGGGGTCAACCCAACGACGATCTGCCTGTGGGAGACGGGCTTGCGGGCCATGCCGGCGCACCGCGTGGACGGGCTCGCCGTTCTGCTCTCGCAGCGCGTTCCGAGCAAAGAGCGCGACGGGCTGCTGAAGCGCACTGTGAAGCTGCGCTGATGCCGCCCGACTGCCGCCCCGTCAACCCGCACAAGCCGCCGCCGCTGGACGCGATCGAGAGGTGGTTCCTGCGCCGGCTGTTCGACGGCACCGACCGCCCCTGCTGGCTCATCCGGCTCAAGGAGTCAGGGCTCGTCTGCTCGCTCTACTGCGGCGACCTCGCCGCGCTTCCGATGAGCGGCGACTTCACGGTGCAGCGCGTGCTTCTCGGGCGCAACGGGAAGGTGACCTACGGCCCCGAGTGCGCGCCCGGAGCAAGGGCATGAGAGTCGTCGTCTATCACACCGCGTATGGCTGCGAGACTGGCTGCTGCGGGCACGTCATCCAGATGGACGACGGCGCGGAGTGCTTCATGTTCGCGCACCCCTACGGAGAAGACGTGCGTGGGTTCGCTGAGAGGATCGTCCGCGATGCCGGCTGCGATCCGGCCGACATTGATTGGGAGAGCTGCCGGATTATCGACGGGGAGGACTGCCCATGAGACTGCGCGTGCGGCTCGAAGAGGGCCGCTATCCGCCGGTGACGGTCGCGTTCGCCGACACCATCGAGGAGGCGCGGCGCATCGCGCTGACGACGATGCTCAACGTCGGCGCGCCCTGCGCCACCGCAATCACCGACGACGACTACCACGAGATCGAGCGCCGCAGCACCGAGGCGCTATGGGAGGCACCATGAGGCGCTGGTCGAACTCGATGCTGTACACCGCGCAGCAGTGCGGCGAGCGCTTCCGCCGCAAGTACATCGAGCGGGACTTCCGGCCGAGCAGCATCCGCGCCAAGCGCGGCATCGCCGTCCACAAGGTCGCCGGCAAGTCGCACGTGCGGCAGCTGGCCGGCAAGGAGCGCGGCGACCCGCGCGAGGTCTACATCGACGCCGTGCTGTCGGACGAGGAGGCGAAGGACGTGGCTGCGACCGAGTTCGACCACTCGGTCAAGGAGTACGGCGTCGCGTGGAGCGACGCCGAGAAGGAGATCGGCGTCGAGAAGGTGGCCGGCGAGGAGAAGGACACCGCGGTGAGGATGGCGGGCTACTACGTCGGCAAGGTCGCGCGCGGCGTCGACCCGCTGGCGGTCGAGCGCTCGCTGACGATCAAGCCCGCCGGGCTCGACGTCGAGATCCTCGGAATCATCGACCTTGTCGGCGAGGAGCCCGCGCCGGCCCTCGACCCGTTCGCCGAGGAGCCCGAGCGCCGCGTGAGGGGCGTCACCATCGAGGTCGTCCACGACCTCAAGACGAGCGACAAGCGCCCCCGCGAGGACGCGATCGGCTCCAATCAGCAGTTGACGATGTACTCCCTGCTGCGCGCGGCGCAGACGGGGAAGCCGCCCGACCGCGTGCGCCTGACGACGCTCGTCAACTCGCGGCAGGGCGTCGTGACGGTGACGCAGACGGGGACGCGCTCGCTCGAGGATCTCAACGCAGTCGCCGCGAGGATCGACGCGAGCATCCGCATGGTCGAGGCCGGCGCGTTCGTGCCCGCGAACCCGGACGCGTGGTGGTGCAGCGAGAAGTTCTGCGAGTACTGGACCGAGTGCAAGTTCGCGCTCGGGCGCAAGCGATAGACGCCGCAAAGGGAGAGGGAGAGGAACGATGAAGAACGAGAAGTCGACCGAGATCAAGGTCGTGAAGCTGGAGGAGGGATCGGCTGACGTGTGCGTGGTCGGCACGTCGCCGCTGCTGTTCAACTCGATGTCGGCCAAGGCGCTGCGCGACCTGCTCGCGCCGAAGCCGAAGAAGAACAAGGCCGAGAAGGAGTCGACGCTGAAGCACGACCCCTTCGAGGAGTTTCGCTCGTCGATCTACCAGTTCGACGACCCCAAGAGCCAGACACTGCTCGCGCTGCCCGCGCCGGCATTCAAGAGCGCGCTGTCCGACGTGGCGCTCGACATGCCGGGCGACGCGCGGAAGGCGCAGATCGCGCGCCTGACGTGGGTCGAGGGCTACATCGTCCCGGTGTGGGGCGTGCCGCTGATCTGCTGCGCCGGCGTGCGCTTGCAGGACATGGCGCGGACGCCGGACGTGCGCACGCGCGCGGTGTGCCTTCAGTGGGCGTCGCGCTTCACGATCCGCTACGCGACCAACATGCTGAAGGAGACGACGCTCGCGAACCTCCTCGTCGGTGCCGGCCGCTTGCGCGGCGTCGGCGACTTCCGCCCGCAGAAGGGTAAGGGGTCGTTCGGCCAGTTCAAGATCGTCTCGCCGAAGGATCCAGAGTTCGTCGCGCTCCAGAAGTTCGGCCGCAAGGCGCAGGAGGTCGCGATGCGCGAGCCCGAGCCGTGGGACGGGCTCGCGCCGACGGCCGAGCTGTTGCGCTACTTCGCCGACGAGAAGCAGCGTCGCGGCTTCAACGACAAGGCGGCGTAAGGGTCAAGGCGGTCGAGGACGGCTAGGAGCGCCATGGCTCGCTGCGTCTCGGTCTGGCAGGGCTTGGCGGTCATGGCGGGTCGCGGCGGTCGAGGCTTGGCGGGTCGCGGTAAGGCGAGTCGCGTTCCGGCCCGGCGCGGCGGTCTAGGCTAGGAGTGCCATGGCGTGCTTTGTCGGTGGTCGGGCAGGGCCTGGCGGTCGTCGCTGCGCTGGGGATCGATCGCTGGGCGAGACGTGTCATGGCGAGGCGGTCAGGGCAGGGCAGGGTCAGGCGGGGCCGGGCACGGCGTGTCGAGTCCGGGTGAGGCATGCCGGTCGAGGCGAGTCGCGGTTTGGATCGGGAAGGCGCGACGAGTCCGGGTGAGGCGGTCCGGGCGAGTCTTGGTCCGGGTCAGGCGGGCTTAGGCCGGGCAAGGCGGTCCGGGCGAGTCTGGTCCGGGTCAGGCGTGTCGAGGCGCGGCGGGGCGGTCGAGGCTTGATGTGTCAAGGTCTGGCGGGTCAGGCGCGAGGCGCGGCGGGGCGGTCAAGGTTTGGAGAGGCGGGGCGCAGCCTGATCGGGGCCAGTCATGGCGCGGCGGGGCGGTCAAGGTCTGGAGAGGCGCGGCCGGGCGGGTCAAGGCACGGCGGTCAAGAGAAAGGAGTCGTCGATGGAAAAGAAGCAGCGGCGGCGGATCACCCACGAGGTGAAGGTCGCCACCTACATGGAGGTCGCAGACGTGGACGGGCGCGCGAAGGCCGAGCAGATCGTCCTTCGCGCTGCGAACCCGGAGCATCCGGCGCACGAATACTTCGAGTGGGACGACGCGGTGGCCGGACACTCCTTTCGTGTCCAGCAGGCGCGGCAACTCATCGACGAGGTGAGCGTCGAGTTCAAGCGCGGGGAGACTACGGTGCTCGTCCCGCTCGCCGTGCGCGACACGAGCCTACCGCCGCAGGTTCCCGGGTTCAGGCTGACGCACAAACTGTCGGAGCGCGAGCAGCGCGACCTCCTGCTGTACGAGATCGGGCAGCTGGAGGGACACGTCGCGCGCGTCGAGCGGCTCGCGCAGGCGTTCGGCTACGCCGACGAGCTTCGCGCGTTTGGGCGAAGGCTCAAGACGCTTCGCTCTGCGGTCGCGCTGCCGGCGAACGCATAACACGGGAGAGGATGCGCCGATGAGGCGCGAAGGAGAGACATGAGCGAGACGAAGACGGAGAAGGCGCTGGTGAAGCCGGACGAGAAGATGATCGCGACGCTGGAGAAGCTGAAGCCGCAGCTGCGCGCGGCGCTGCCGCGCTCGATGGACGCGGACCGCTTCTCGCGCGTCGTGCTGACGGAGATCCGCCGCAACCCGAAGCTGCTGGAGTGCAACCCGCAGTCCTTCCTCGGGGCCGTCTTCACGGCGGCTCAGATCGGGCTGGAGATCGGCGGGCACCTCGGCGAGGCGTTCATCCTGCCGTTCAACAACCGCCGCAAGGGCACGGTCGAGGCCACGCTGGTCGTCGGCTACAAGGGGCTCGTCAAGCTCATGTGGGAGAGCGAGCAGATCGCCTCGCTCTCCGAGGTCGTCGTCCACGCGAAGGACACGATCGAGTTCACGCGCGGCGACACCGAGGCGATCAAGCACGTCCCCTACGTCCCGCCCGTCGAGTTGCTGGCGAAGGTCGTCGAGGGCGCGAAGCTCACGGCCGCCGAGAAGGAGGCGCTCGACCCGGGGCCGGCCGTCGCCTACTACGCGATCATCGAGATGAAGAACGGCGGTCGCCGCCGCGCCTTCATGTGGGTGAGCGAGGTGCAGCAGCACCGCGAGAAGTACGGCCGCGAGGGAGCCGACAGCGTGTGGGCGTCGAACTTCGACGCGATGGCACTCAAGACGGTCATCCGCAAGGCCGCCAAGCTCGCCCCGCGCGCGGTCGAGCGCCCGTCGTTGCAGCAGGCGATCGCGCTCGACGAACTCGCGGAGGCTGGCGTCGGGCAGGAACTCATGCTGCCCACCGAGGTACAGCAGGCGATCGACGGCGGCTCGCCGGCCGCGGCCGGGCTGTCGCTCGCGTCGTTCACGGCCGGTGCGGTCGTCGAGTCGAAGGACGACACGAAGTAGCATCCCGCTGGCGCGCACAAGACGCCGGCCCCCGGCAGATGGGCTGCTCGGGGGCCGGCTGCTTGCGGGCGCGCCAATCCGGCATGGAGGTGCCGGCGGCATGAGCAAGATACCACGGCAGTCGTCCGCTCCAGTCCACATAATCCCGTGGGCACCGGCAGACTTCCTCGGGAGCCGCACGCGCGCTCGCGCGATCCGCTCCAACGACCTCGCGCTGCGCGTCTTCTACCGCGAGGCCCTCGATGTGCTCTACATGCAGGGGGGGGTTATCGTCGCTGATGCGCTCGTCGACCTGTTAGCCTTCAGCGAGGCCGAGGTGCTGCGCTGCGTCGAGGCGTGCTGCTCGCTCGGGAGCCTCATCGCCGAGACCAGAGACGGCACGCCGCTGGCCCCGCCGTTCGTCGCTGAGCCGTCTGGCAGGCCGATTCCGCTCGACGAGATCGTGCTGCACAACGACCGCGTGCTGAGAGAGTTAGCGACGATCCACGAGCGCCGCGATCACATCGCCGATGTCGGTCGCAAGAGCGGGCACCTCGGCAAGCAGTTCGGCTTCCTCGGTGGTCCGTTCGGTGTGCTCGGCGGGAGGCCGCGGACAAAACCCCCCCTAGACGGGGGTCTAACCCCCCCTCCATCCCCTTCTCCTTCTCCTTCTCCTTCTCCTTCCCCTATACCTTCCCCTACCCCTTCCCCTACCCCTACCCCTTCCCCTTCCCCCAAGACGACATGGCTC